TTGCGTTTATTATCGCTAGCCTTATATCGTTTAAGTCCATTTTATTTTTTTCTTTTAAGTGATTTAACTCTTCTTGGTTTACCTGCGGGTTGCCCTAATTTATTCTTTTGATTTATTCTACTTCTTTTTTCTGCTGCTGTCATCTCTGATCTAGTTTTAGGAGTTTTTGAAGATATTCGTTTACTTGGTCTACAATAAGGAGTGCCTCGTTTTTCTCCTTTTTTACGACCACATGCCTTGCCCGTTTTAACGTCTTTCCAATCTTCTTTAAACCATCTTTTAAGAGCTAATCCAGATTTTGTTTTTCTAACAGCCATTATCTATACTTTGTAATTTTTCTTCTATTTTCCATAACGATACCACAACCACGAGCTATATTTTTATTTTTAGCAGGTCTTTTACGTTTTTGCTTGGTAACATTACCACCATTTTTTAATTCTACGACACCACCTTCTGCTTTTTTCTTAGCGTTACCATAATTAGACGCACCAACCTTTCTGCATTTTGCAATAGCTCCTGAAGCATAAGCTGATGGAAAAACTCTGTAGCGAGCTTTAACTTTTCTGTAACAAGCGTCTTTTGGCATTATTTTTTACCTTTACATTTTTTTTCTTTTTCTTTTTGTTCGGTGGCTTTGATATTTGTTGACTCATTTGCGATCTACCCATAACCATCTAAAATACCTTTTCAAGTACTGCAACAACTATAATGACACCATAAATACCCCATATCCTACTATCTAAAGATTTAAGTTTATCTTGTATTTCTGCATATCGCCTATTACATTCACTTTCGTGTTTTTCTAATAATTTTAAAACATCATCAGCTTTCATTTAACATTTCCACCTTCTTCTTGCTTGCCTTAAACGGCTATTAGGGTTTTTTGCTGCTTTAGGAAACTTTTTCATCTGTCCTGCACTTCTAGCACAATAAGACTTTCTTCTTTTTGCCGCCTTACTTCCTGCTTTTACTTTACCTGTTACGGCAGTTTTTAATTTACTTCCAGGGTTTTCTCTTCTATATCGAGAAACACCAGCCTTAGTCATTCCCGCACCACTTTTAGTGGAGCGGAAATACTTTTTAGTCTTTGGAGGTTGTTTGTCTTTTGCCCTAGCCATTATGATAAAAACAAAGTAAGTTTATTACCACTGCCAGTGAAGCCATGTATATACGCTCCATTTTCAGCTAGCACACCTGCATCTGGAATGTTTAAGGTATGAAGTCCAGTAGGAAAACTTTGAAGCAATATAGTTGCTCCACCTGATCCATCTTTAATAGTCAACACACCAGCGGCATTACCAAATATAACAACTTGTCTTATTCTTGACCTTGCAGGACCTACAACCGCAGCGGCATCACCTTGGTCGTGGTTAAAGGCTTTTACGTCAGAAACTGACCCTGCCATATTAACCTCCTATTATTGATCACCAAATGTTGGTACAGTAGCAGAAAGTACATTACCCCATACATACCAGTTAGTTGAATCTTTGGCTGTAATGTTTATTTCCATTGCACCAAAATCTACTAATGTTATTTTTGAGTTTGAGTTTCCATCTGAATAAACAGCTACGTTATCAGCGTTAGTGTCTAAGTGCTGTATACCACCAATGAAAAAGTTAGTGTCTGATCCAGAGTCAATAATTAAATTCTCTGTCTCTGTCGCTGCACCACCATAAATTAATTTAAAGTTAGCTCCAGCAACTGGGCTTGGAAGTGTAATTGTACGATTAGCTGTTACTGCTGGAACCACTAAAACTCTTCCACTATGTGTGGCATTATCAAGTGTTTTATCTTCATCACCTAAAGCAACTGGTGCTCCACCATATGTTGTTACTTCTGTGATTACGCCAGTAGTAGCATTCTTGCTTACTGCTTTAATTGTAGATTCGGATCGGACTGGACCCGAGAAAGTTGTATTAGCCATTTAAATCTCCTTGTCGTGGCAAATGTCAGTTACACCATGTAACTGTCAAGGTTAGTTTATTATACACAAAAAAGGGCAGTATGTAACTGCCCTTTTCGTTAAATTGTAATTTAGCTTACGCTCCTGGTGAACCAAACACTGCACGAGGATCTGAGAAGCCGAAAGAATATCTCTCTCTTGCTTTATATCTCATGTTTCCTGTCTCAAAGTCTGGATCCATAGCTGTTGCTAAAGGCATTCTTTCGAAATGCTTTAATCCGTTTGGAGCATCTGTCTTAATGAAGAAAGCATCAGTGTCAGTTAAGAAATCATTCACTACATAGCCATTTGGTAACATACCAGTTGACTTGATAGCGTTGATGTCGTTATCTGCTGTTGCTACTCTTAAGTTAGTTGCCATTAATCTCTCTGCTACAAATTGTAACTGACGAGGTATAATTAACTTCATGCCTCTTAAAGCAATGATTAATCCACGCTCATCTGTAAAACCTGCGATAGAAATTAAAGCATCTTCTAAAGATGTCTCGTTAAGATCTGCTGCTGCAACATTATCTAGTGTACCACCATTTGTTAATGGGTGATCTGTCACACATAATGCTTTTCCGTCACCACCTGTTACAGTTGTATCGAATGCATTATTCAACACATTTGCTGCTTTTACTTGCTTGGTATGTGCCATAGATCTTGCAAGTGCTCTTGTGTAACGAGAAGAAATTTTGTCATAAAGGTTATCCTCTACGGCTTCTTCTGTTATTGAGAACGCCATTGCAACTGTCTCATGGTTATACCTTGCAGTATAAGCCTCATTTGCATCGTCAAATGTCACTGCGTTACCTTCTGCTTTAGTCGGTGCAGCTCCAAATCCGCTCAACATTACTTCTTCTTCAAACGCTCTGTCAGATGACTCGGTGTCAAAGATTTCGGCATGTTGACCTTCATACCTATTATACTCCATACCAAAGAGGGCGTTTAAACCAGGCTCTAATTCTTTGGCGAGTTGTGCTCTTGAAATTGCCATAATTAAAACTCCTTATGCTATAGCAGCGTCAGCGTCACCACTAGAAGAGGCGTACACATGATTATTAATTTTAACAATGTAAGAAATACCTGCGGCAGAGTGATCAGCGTTAGTTACATCTTCATGTAAACCAACAATCATCAAAGGATTTGATGGGTCTGTGTTTTCTGCTGTTGATATATCTATCATTGCACTTGATAAACCAGTGGTTGTATTCCCAGCTGTTGCAGTTGCAAATGTTGCAGTCTTGAATATGTCTGCCTTTGCAGTTGCTCTGTCTGTATTTGTACCATCTGATGCAATAATAAATTTTTGCATTGGGTTATCGTAAACAAAACATTTAATATCATAGTTAGTATCAGCTGTTCCTGATCCTGCCCAGTAATTCTTAAATGTTAGTTTACCTGTTGATGCATCAACGTATTCACATCCAGCAAAAACGCCAAGGAGTTGTTTTCCATCTCCATCGGCACTTGTAATTATTGCTGCGGTTCCACCTGTCAACTCGACTTCAACTGGAGAACCCTGGAAAATCGCTGAAGCATCGCTTTTGATAAAGTACTGACTAGTAGAATTGATGCCACCACCAATTACACTAATCGGCTTTAATCCAAACTTTACGTTTACATTAGCCATCTTTAAGCTCCTTTTGCTTCATTATAGTTACTCGGAGGGCTTTGGTTTCCCACCGAAAGATACACGACTTTGCCTATCCGTATGGATCGGCATCGAGGGATGTTGTTCCCTCATTAGGTTTTCATCCACGGCTTTCATCTGGTTGCGGGTCTGGTCCCGATAATATTCAGTTCTTTCTTGTACCGTTTCTTCTGGTATTCGAGCAAGCATTAAACCACCTACACCGATTACCCCTGCATTCTTACCCTCTTCAATGGTTGGATACATGTCTCCAGATTCTGGATACTCATCCGCCCTTACTGGTTCCCAGCCTTCCCGAAGTCTTGAGTGCATATTCGTTTTATCATCTTCACCTCTTAAATGAGTTCTGATCCAACGATGTTTGTACCCAGCGGGTGCCTCTGGCATTGCCAGCTTTGATGGGGGTGCCCACGGTTTTCTTCTTGCCGGGGTCTTTGCACGAGACTCATTCTCTCGTGATGTTCTTTTGTCTGCCATGTTTTTACTCCTTCACATATTTAGCATATTCTTCAAGCGGAACATTCAGCCGTTTCGCAATAGCAATCTGCGAAGCAGTCAACTTGACTGTTCTGCGTCCCTTTGGTGATGACGACTTTGAAGCCGTTGTCCCAGCAGAGGCGACTCTGGGACTATTAGACTTTTTAGGAGTTTCTTTGAATTTATGCGGAAACTCCGATCTAATCCTATTATCAAGTTCATTATAGTACTCATCTGAGTTTGGGTCAAACCCCTCTTCCTCAATTAATTGCTTATGTAAGCCAAAAGCAGCATAAGTCATCGTCTGATCTTGTCCAAACCATGTATTTTTCTCCGCCCACTGCTCTGCTTTTGGGTCTGGCTTTGGTTGTGCTTGAGGTTGTTGTGCTTGAGGTTGTGCAATGTTTTTTTCTACGGCTTTTGCTTGTTCTTCTCTTTGAGCTTTTATCTGAGCAAGTCTTGCCTCTTCTAAAGCAATACGAGAAATATTTTGTTGTGCTTCGTACATAGCATCAACATCATTTTCTTCTACGGCTTTTCTGTAAGCTTCTTTTGCTGCTAAAGATTGAGACTGAACTCTTGAATCAAACTCCCCAACATAAGTTGTGTCTAGTTTATCTATTCTATTTTTTAGTTCTTCATTTTGTTTTTTTACAGCTTCAGCATATTCTATTGCTGCTTGTCTTTGTCTTTCTTCTTCTCTAAACTTACTTGTTAGTTTAGATATTCTTTTTTTCACAGAATCAGAATAATTCTCTAATTCATCAGACTCTTCTTTCGAAGGATCTTCGACCTCGGCTTTTTCTTCTTGTTTAGTTTCTACTGTAGATTCTGCTTTTGAATCTTCCTCCTCTGGAAGCTCTATCTCTTGTCCAGCTTCTTCAAGTTCTTCAACTTTTACATTTTCTTCTTGCATACTAGGCTCCGTATGATTTGATGTCGTCAGGATCGACAATGGTTGCAATGACTTCATCGTCATTGATTATTCGAACTTCCCCACCTTCTATCTGGAAACGTGACCCAGCGTAACGACCAATACAAACCCAGTCGCCTTCCTTACACCAAGCTCCGTCTTCTCCAAATTTGTCAATATCTTTATATGCCAAAGGTCCCACTTTAGCTACATATGCTGTAACTGTGGCTCTCGCTTCTCTTTCTCTTACTGGATCTGGAACATAAACACCACCTTCAGTTTTTTCTTTGCCCATATAAGGCATAACTAATATTCGCCAACCTGTTGGCTGTGGTATTCTTTCTATTAATTTGAGGTTTTTTGATTCTTCTTCGCCTTTTTTTTGATTGTTATATCGTGCCATTTATTAGTATTGTCTTAATTATCACATCACTCAACTTT